TACAGTGTAAGAAGCCACAGTCTTTTGCAATAATCCGATTGGAGAACCATGGGAGGTACATTTACCCAGAAACGTCGAATCAGATCAGATTCCGATCGTCTCTACATTCGTAGAGCGAACGGAACTGAAGTAAATTCCACGTGGAATCAGGTATTTGATACCACACAGGAAACGACTAGTTATAGAACTAATCGTGCTGACCTCGAGATTTCGAAGTTTACAAGACTTCGACGTCCTCTAATCCTTGAACGAGATCCTTTCGATTTCGTCTGGATGCGAGGTGTGAGGTATGATACCGGCCATCCCTTTAGTACTTTTAAGAAGGAAACTTCTTTCAGTCATCCGTATATTAATATATCCGGAAGGAATGGCACTCGATATAGGGGCCCTTTGGTCCCTAGTCGAACGGCATTTGGTCTGGCGAATGGATACATGGACCCTATCTTCAATAGCCTCACGGCTCTTGGAGGTACGGCAGTGAATCTTACTCGCCCGAACAACAGCATTGCGTCAGTTAGTCAGACTCTGGCTGAGTTAAAACGAGAGGGTTTACCTCAACTTCCAACACAGTCGTATGTCAAGTGGCTTAGAGATGAGATTCGTTCTTTCCGTGGTTTAGGAAAGGATTATCTCAATATCCAATTCGCTTGGATACCAGTGATTAATGAACTGGTAAACATACTGAATGCCGTTACTACAGTACCTAAGGTACTGGAGCAACTGCAAAGGGATTCTGGCAAACAAGTTAGACGCAAATTCCGTTTTGAAGATGAGAGGACTATTACCGCGGACAGCGTCCAGATTTCTGGCGCTGTAATCACGACTGCCCACAATTCAAACGATAACAATCGAATGTTTGCGGAAGTTGTCCCTGGTAATCCTAATCTCGTCTACAATAGTGGCCCACTCCGTAAAACCGAACAAACCGTGACTAAGTCATGGTTTTCCGGCGCATATACATACTATTTTGAAACAGACGAAGATCTGTTTTCAAAAGCTCGTATGTATGCCCAATTAGCTGAAAAGCTACTTGGCCTTAGGATTACTCCTGAGGTGCTATGGGAGTTGGCTCCATGGTCCTGGCTGGCAGACTGGTTCGCTAACTTTGGAGATGTTATTTCCAATGTTAGTGGTTTCATGTCTGACGGCCTTGTCATGCGGTATGGGTATATGATGCAGACTGTCGTCCGCACCAGAACACTCACACAAGATGGGATACGCCTTGAGGGGTATCCTTCCTTCCCTTATTCTGTTTCTTACGTTACAACAAGTAAGCAACGTGTAAGGGCGACACCATTCGGATTCGGCCTAAACCCTATCGATTTTACAGATAGGCAATGGGCCATTCTCGCTGCTTTGGCGTTGGCTAAAGCTCCGAGGTCCCTGTACTGATGTACAGTTTACACTCGTTGGCACATCCGTGTCCAGCGTTCCCATGGAATAATCCATGAAAGACTGAAAGGTAGTGCCATGGCTTTCGCCGATCCCCAAACCGTAACGATCAACTCTGTTGCTCAGACGCTTGCGCGTACGAGTAACGGAGTCAACGCGGGCGCCTTCCGTAAGGATGACGGCCTTGTTGGACTTAGTGTACAGCATACCCAGACCAAAGGTCGTAGGTATCGCCGTACTCTTCGGCTTGATCATTCGAAGATTACTGCAGACCCGTTCTTGCCTGCCCAGAATGTTCAGGTTGGAATGTCTTTCTACATTGTAGCGGACATTCCTCCTGCTGGGTATACAATTGCGGAGCAGAAGCAGGTTATCGATGGGCTTATCGCCTATCTTTCTGCGTCTTCGGGTGCAAAGATCACTCAGCTTTTGGGCGGAGAGAACTAAGCACACGGTTGCTGCAAGAAATTGCAGTTATCGAAGAAGTTGTTGGGCAGGGAGCTTGCTCCCTGCCCCGCTTCTAAGATTAGTGTTTTGGCGTAGCTATGGCTATGGATACCATCACCGTTTTGAAAGGACGGGATAGTTGAAAAGCCTTATGCTACATTATCAGTCATTGCTCGAAGAATTCGGGCAATGGTGTCACGTTAGCACCACTCGAGACGCCTATGGCGTCTTGAGTCGGATTGAACATGAGGGGTTATCGTTTTTCTCGATAACCCTACCTTCTTATGGAAAGACATTTTTGAAATGTCTTGACAAGGGAAGGATCGACTCTGATGACTTCTTAGGTTTTAAGAGGTCACGAGGGCTCCCCCGACTTCTCGGAGGTTTCCTCAGTCTTGTGTTCAACCGTGATACTGGTGAACTAATTGATGTTCCCTCATTGGATGCGATTCAAGCCATAATTCAACTCACGTTGATTATGTCGAAGACTCACTACCAAGCCAATGTTAGGCGCACAGCGAAAGCTGTGAAAGAGTTCATCAATTGTGAGCAGGAACTGAACACAATCCAGTCGAAACTACGGAGGCCAGAATATCTGGACCCTTTTGTAGAATCGCAGGACTTGTGTTTGGGAATGTATTTTATGCTGTCGATCGAAAGATCCGACAGCGACGAATACTACCCAAACATGGGCCTGGAGCCACTGCCGACAAACTTAAGGGAAACCTTAAGTTTTGTCAAACAGAATGGCCTTGGCGTTTGGAAGAAGCAGGAGCCACCTCGGTGGATTTCCTACTGCCAAATTCGAGGTTCTATAAAGATCTCGACCATGTTCGGTTCCTCGAACCCGGAGAGGAGCGACCTGTAAAGGTTACTCCTGTTCCTAAGACGATGAAAACACCTCGTCTAATTGCCATTGAACCCACTGCTATGCAATATGTACAGCAGGGTGTTCTTGAAGCAATAGAAGAAAGCATTGAAAAGGATTACCTCTCCAAGATGCTTATCAGTTGGAAAGACCAAACTCCTAATCAGAGAATGGCCCTCCAAGGTTCCCGTGATGGGTCCCTTGCTACACTCGATTTGAGTGAAGCATCTGATCGTGTTTCCAATTCGCTTGTGCTCGCTCTATGCAAAAACTTTCCTGATCTTTCTAGGTTGGTTCAAGCGTCGAGGTCGACACATGCGGATGTGCCTGACAACGGAATTATCCCTCTTGTCAAGTTCGCGTCGATGGGTTCGGCACTTTGCTTTCCTTTCGAGTCCTTCGTCTTTATGACTTTGGTTCTCTTAGGGATTGAAAAGTGTCTAGATCATCAGTTGACCTACTCAGATATAAAACGTCTGATAGGTAAGGTGCGCGTCTACGGTGACGATATTATCGTTCCTGTAGAATACGCGGTCTCCGTGGCGGAGACCTTGACCGATTACGGATTCAAGGTGAATGCCGGCAAGTCTTTCTGGACTGGCAAGTTCAGAGAGTCTTGCGGAAAGTGGTACTATGATGGGGTAGACGTAACACCTGTCTATCTCCGTCGAGTACTACCTTCCACTCGGAGGGACGTTCCGGAGCTAGTAAGTCTAGTGTCTTTCAGAAATCAGCTCTATGAGCATGGTTTATGGCAGACTGTTAGACAACTCGATCCTGTCATTGAAAGGCTAATTCCTTTCCCTGCAGTTTTGAGTACTAGCCCTGGGTTGGGCAAGATGTCGTATCTGGGTTACCAAACTCAGCGTACACATCCAAATTTGCAGGTGCCCTTGGTAAAGGCAGCTGTACTTAGGATGAAATATCAAGACATTGGTCTTGATGGGCATCATGCCTTACTTAAGTTCTTTCTTAAGCGAGGACTAGAACCCTTTGCTGACCGGAAGCACTTGGAACGTTCAGGACGTCCCGTGTCCGTCGACATCATGACACGGTGGGTGTCTTCTGTGTAGAAGATAACCCTAGGCAGTAGTGATTTATGCTACTGGTTGCGCATGAAAAACGCAACGTTGGAGAGGCT